TACGTAAATGTTTGAGCATACGATGTAGGTCTAGTAATATTATGTTTATGAATAGATTCTCTAGTCCATGCTTCAGTAAAATCTAAAGAGTTTCCTGCTCCACTATTTGCAAGTCTTTGATCAAGATCTTTACCACCAGAAGTAGCTACTGAGTGTTGACCAGTATAATTAAGAAATTTTTGACTTGAATTATGTGCATGACCCTGAAAATTTTCAATATTTAACTGAGTCTCGGATGTGGACCTTTCTAGATTATATTTTGGAGTACCAAGCATAGTAATAGGTCCACTAGAATCTAACTCCATATTACCAACAAATTGAGAAGTAATTCTACTACCAAAATTACTTACAATTTCTACTTGTGGACCAACTCTATTAGTAATAGGAGCACCCGCCAATTCTCTCTCGATAGTAGTATTTCTGTATAGTCCTGTTCCTCTACCACCAATAATTACTTTAGATCCCAAATCAGGAAGTTGGAACTGTCCCAGATCTCCAGTTCCTAAATCAGGATCTCTAATAATCGCACCTTCTTTTGCAAATCTAGTGTCAGTTCCAACACCCAAAATTTCAGATAAATGCCTATAATCTCTAGCATTGTATATGCTACCATCACACCTTAAATAACCAGCAGGGATTATATTTTTAAAATTTGTTGCTGTAGGATCATTAACAAGTCCTAACCCAGGAGTAGAATGCACTAAAATTTGTCCAGCACATCCACCATATCTTGCTCTCTCGTTTGTATAATTTGCCATTTTAATATGCTCTAATGATGTACACACATGTTAAAGAAGGTTGTGATGTATTCATATTAATTTGTAATGCCCCAGCATTACTAACATTGTCCAATTCAGTTTCTAGTGGAATACTTAATACAGAATTAAGTCTAGTTTGTGGTTTTAAACTTCCTTGATCGTATACAACACTAAATGGATCGTGTGCATGTGCTTGTAGTTTAGTATCAAGAAACTCATTTGCATCATTACTAACAAATGTTGAATATGCACCTGCTGCTGGTGTATCAGGATAATAGTTTCTCTGGAACTGTGGAATTTCAATATCCTGTCCACCTAATCCGTATTGAATTACATCGCTTTGCTCTAATTCAGGTCTTCCAGTTACAGGAGTAGATGGCAATGGTCTCCATTCTCCCCAGTTTGCAACAGGTGTATGTGTTAATACTTGTGGAGATAAATTAACCGGAGGATTTTCTGAGTTAGCTCTGCCAAGAGTTCTGCCAAAATCACCACTTCCAAACCCACTATAACTATTTAAAGATGTAATATCTTGATTAGCATTCTCCAATTTAAAACCTTCTTTATAGACACCCCTTAAAGAGAATCGAACATAATCAACTTGACCATCGCCACCTACTGCTTGTCTTTCGTCATATGCTGCATAACTAAATTTGAGCGACATATTACTATAAGGAATAACACCAAGTCCCGGTTGGTTTTTAGGATTTGCTTGAATAGTTTCGTAAATACCTGGGTGAGAATGATTAGAAACGTGTTGATGTCCTAATTTTCTTCCACCAATGTAAACTACTTTTTCACCTTCTCCAGGAACAATTGTATTTCCAGAGATCGCACCTGCATATCCATCTCGTTGACTTTGAGGCAGCTCAAAGTCAACATTGGTAATAACATCATTAAAAACTTGTTGAACACCTAGATCCGAGTTGGGACCAATATATGGTCCAATCAAACCTGCAGCGTCTGGATCTAAATCAATAGCCTTACCTGTTCCACTAGCACCAAAATAAGCTTGTTCAAGATCCATTAGAGATCTCCCAGACAGAAGATCCGGTAGCTTAAACTGACCTGTATATGCTGGAAATGCTCCTCCTAAATTGGAAGCACCAGCATTATATGTGTCTCCAATTGTTTGAACTAACAATGGATAATCTTTTGCATCAGGTAAGCTACCATCACAAACGATCCACCCATCTGGAATACCAGATAGGGGACCACTCCAAGGGATGATACTGCCGATAACAGCAGCCCTCATTTGTCTAGTAGATTGATAGAAACTCATTTCCTTAAATGTCCATTAGATACCAACCAACAACACTAGATGGAGCAGCATTAACTGTACCGCCATCTGGAGTAACTGATCCAGCGTAAACTAATCCGAAGGATGCACGAGGTGTTTGAATAACTAGTTCACCACCATTGTGCCCTGCGAGATTGGAAGGTGCGATTCCAGTCAACATAGCAGTTCCAGTATTTGAAATATCACCCTGAACCTTAATGTTATCTCCTGCTCTTACAACCATTGATACGTTGTGAGTTAATGCACCACCTATATCTATAATACGAATCATATCGCCCATTAGAGCATCTGCAGGTAGTTTAATTAATGTATTAGATCCAGCGTTAACAAAGTAATTAACATTCGATTGTGCTTCAAGAACAGAGTTTGCTGTATATAACCACTTACGACCACCAGTTTGTGAGATATAATCATTAATTCCAGCAACAGTGACCGAACCGTCATTATCAACACCAAAGATTTCATTTCCACCGGAGTTAATTGTTAAATCTCCACCATTAATTGTTACATCAGCATCCTCGTTATAGTCCCATCCAGCAGGTGTATCAACACCAAAGTATTGACCAATAACAACAGGACCACCAAACGATGATTGTCCAGTACCAAATGCAGAGAATGAACCGTATACAGTAAAGTCTCCTGAAGAATTATTAAATGTTAATCTTGGAGTTCCTTGATCAGCAGTACCATCAAGATTTTTACCAAAAATATTGATACTTCCTGTGCTATACATGCTTCCAGTTGCTGTATCAACCTGGAAAGTAACAACCTCTGATACAGTATCATTACCACCATTAGAGAGAGTTAAGAACTCAGTAAGATCCTGTGGTGTTAACTTAAATAGTTGACTATCAACAAAAGGTGGTGAGGAAACAGACGAACCTATGTTAGCAGGGAATGTAGATCCTCTCAGGGTAATTGTGTTGTTTGTTGTTAAAGATCCTTGAGTAATCGTATTGCCAGTTATCGAATCAACAGTAAACTTATTAAATCCAGAACCAGCAAGGATATCACCAAAGATGTAGGTATCACCAGTTGTAGATTCAACCTTGAATACTTCAGCAGCAGGAGTACCACCGTCATTAACACTCAAAGATTGTGGTGATGTTGAAATTAAAGACTCAACAGATACAAATTCCAGAGCAGATAGTCTGAGGAAGTCGCGGGTAGAAATAGTTCCACCAAATTCAGCAACACCAATGTTAACGTCAGCAGAACCAGAGCCAATACCAGTACGAGGTTCATCTAGTTCCTCACTGTCATCAAGGTCAGAACCTGTGATGAAAGAAGCATTACTTTGCTTAATTAGTTTAGCAATAACACAACCATCTGGATGATCTGTATAAGAACCGCTTCCTTCAGAACCTCTAGCAACAATTAATCTAAATCCATTAGGATCAGATGGGTTAGCAATATTGGCAATACCAATGATACGAAGAATCTCACTCTTCGCTTCATCTCTTAATCCGGTAATGATATTTCCACCAGCACCAATACTGTCGGGAGAAGATGCATTCGCTCTATCAAGCAATAGAAGATCGCCAACTTGGAAATCACCAATAATAGGTTGTGTAATTGGTAGGAAGTAATTAGAACCCGCTGCATTAGTGCCATTTACTTGGAATGTAAGATCTCCACCACCACCAGCACCCAACTGAGTATCAGTAATAGTAAGAGTTTCATCATTAGCATATCCTTCACCGGGACTTTCAATAGTAATATCAATAGTATAATCAAATCTAACAATAATAGTGAATGTTGCACCCGAACCTACTCCATCACTAGTTGTATCCAGGAAGGAGTATGTTCCTGGTGTTCTACTGTTAGCACCATTATTAACTAAGTTATCAATGGAAGAAATTTGACCACCAGCAACCAAGAATGCCGTAGATCCCCATTGTGATACACCAGCGGTATCAATGAATCTGCCAGTATCTTCATACTTATAGAAGTCAATGTTTGGATTTTGGACACCACCAACCTGATGAGGAACAATAGTAGTTCCAAACTTACCTCTACCAATCTTAATAATGCCAGCATTTAGACCACCATCTAGTCTAATATTACCTTCAACAATTGTAGAAGCAAGAACATTTAGGGTGTTTCTGATGAATGTAGTACCACCAGTAGAACCTAGTGTGAATGTTGTCGCATTGGTTGCAAGGTTAACTGTGTTAGTCTGGTCTCCGTCGAAGAGATTAACAACTCTTGTTTGTGTATAAAGTCGGCAGCTGCTAGTTCCTGCACCATATCCAGTACCAATCTCAAGATTACCAGCAAGTCCCGTGTAGAATGTGCCAATCTTAGTGTACGATGTAGCATCTGCTTGAGTTGCCCACGCACCACCAAGTGTAATCCTACACTCAGAAGTTGCATCCTCGCTTACAGTAGCAATATCAACGGTTGCATTATCAGTGTTTCTGTGAATCTTAAGAACACCATTTGTGACTGCCTCACCAACTAGAATTGTTTGTCTAGGAGAAGAATTACCAAGAGCAATGTTTTGATTGCCAGTGGAATTATTCATCAAATTCAGGATTGTGCCATCACCTGCCCAGTTAAGAACAGTAGCAGTTTGATTGATGAAGTTGAACGCAGTATTTGTGGTGGTAATATCCCCACCATTAACTTCAATATCGCTCGTAAATTCTACATCGCCTGTAAATCTACCAGTACCAACAACAACTAGATTTCTATCTAGATTCTTAAATGGGTTAACAGTATCATTAACAGCAGTATTAACACCAAGTCTGCCACCATTAGTGGTCATGACTCTCAACGTTGAGTTATCACTTGGATTTGCACTATCACCACCAACTAAGAATGCATTATCCTGATCAGTCTCTACATGAATAATACTAGTTTCAGTTAAGTAAGATAAGATCTTCTTGCCGCTAATAAATGTATTACCAACAACATCTAAGTTTGCTCGTGGTTCAGTTTCAGTAGATATAAATGCATTTTGTGATGCAGCATGATCCGAGCGAGCAATGGTATTAATACCTAACTTATAATCGCCAATAGTTTCAGTTTCCGTTCTAAGTGTCTCAGCACCAATAACACCCTGTTCTTTCCAAGAAGAATTAGAGAAGTCAACACTAGGATTAGTTCCTACAGGAGCAGAACTCAGAACACCACCAGCACCATTCCAACTTAATGTTTCAATGGTAATGTTGTCATTAACTTGGAAGTGAACGTAGTTATTTGCAGGGTCAAATGCATCACCATTAGGACTGAATACTGTCCAAACATTAGTCAGTCTAGAATCAATATAATCATTGAGTCTAATTTGTGATCCAGAAGTAATGCCAATAGCAGAGTTTGCAACATTAACACCATTCTGATCTTTGAATATCAACTTAACTACGTTAGTTCCATCAAAATTAATCGTAAAGATGTTGTTGTTGGGAATCTGAGTGAAGTAGTTGGAGAAGATCCAACCAAGTGAACCTGACTTACCAATTTCTTTTCCTTTGAAAAGAACATCACCTGCTTTAGCAGCAACACCACCAAAATCAACAAATTGATTAGCAAGTAATCGATTTCCATTTTGAGCAACTAAATTGCTGTTGTTTGGAGAGATGTTGGAAGGAACACCGTTAGTGATATGAGTCTTAAACTCATATCCTTGACCCTTTCCTCTCGGATTGAATGCAAAGATAGCAGCATTAACTCTGTTCTTACTGATTCTAATATCACCAAGTGTTGGAGGAGCAAAGTTAGTCCTATCAAGAGACTCATCTTGCTCATCACCAGTTACAGGATCAACGGAAGATACATTGGAACGAATAATTAACGAATCTCTAACTTCAGTTAGGTCATTATCCTGAACAGAAATAATTAGAGGAGACTGGAATACGTTTTGTTGTGAACCATCACCACCAACAACTGTAATATTTTGGTTGAACGTTACAGGAGTATCAAATGATGTAACTAGATTACCGATATCCTCATCATCGTCTTCACTACCACGTAATGTTGCAGACTCAAGGAATGTTTCTACACCAGTAATAGCATTGATTTTTCTATTACCAATGTAAAGATCACCGTTAGAGTTTAGACCCGTGTAGAAGACGATACCACCGTCTTGTTTCTTACTTTGGGCGTAGAAGTCCTCAGTAGGTGAAAGGACGACTTCCTGACGCGCTGGGAGACCTGTGGAGTAGTTTCCTGGACCGAATCCAAGATACTCAAACGTGTGATTACCAGCACGAGCAATAGAAGGTCTTCTAAGTTCAACATAATAACGTTGATCTGTTAGAACTGTGCTATCACCAGCAATTGGAATCTTACGATCTTCAGAACCAGAAGTTGCATTACCTACCTGTGCTTCAATCGCATTAGAAATATAATTATTTTCGTTAAATGCAGGTTGATCAATTAGATCTTCAACTAATTCTCTAGTAACAGAGTTCTTGTAGTCATTAGTTGTAACAAGACCATGAACATAGTTATCAGCAGCACAGAATGTAGGTGGTGGATCTAATAACTGAGAAGCAACATTAAGTTCTTCTGCAGTAGTACCATTTTTCTGGAACCACAATGGATCGTTCTTATAATCTAGAGGGTAAAGACTGCTAACTGGTTGTGAGAATCTAAACTTCTTAAAGTTTTCTGCAACACCAGCACCAGTTGGGAATGGTGAAACATTACCGCGTAAGCAAGAAAGATAATAGACGCCATCTTGCTGACCAGAAATTCTACGCTGTAGAGTTTCATAACTGAAGACATAGAATGTATCTTCAATAACACCAGCATCCTCAACGCTATCAACATAATACTCAATACCAGCATCATCCTGAATACGATCACCCGGAGTGATAGTATAAACATTAGAACCGTTTTGCTTGTAAAAATATTGGGGATAATTTTTCGCGATTAGTGTTTTTAGAGGTAGCGATTTGCCCATATCCTGGTCTTCCAGCATATCAGCAAACGTGCTTCCCTGCTCAAATCTAGTGTTATAATACTCACTAAACTCTAGTTTACCACCACGAACATTCTTGATGATAAGGTAATGCTGACCACCAACTGTGTAATATGCGTGGATATTAGCAAGACCAGAAGAATTACCGGTCCACTGAACTTGGTTAGCAACAACGCTAGCAGTTTTATTAACTGTCCACTCACCACCTTGAGGTGCAGAAATTTTAACCGTTGTGAAAGATTCGTTTCTAAGACCAGAGAAATTGAGAGTATCAATAGCGTGATCAAATAATGTAAGTTCTAGATACTTAAGGTTTGGATCTAAAATGTCCTCAACATAACGTCCAGATTGAATTGTCGCTTGAATACCAGAAGAGAATTTAGCAAACATGCGGTACTCAAGACCGGAACCAGCAACTTTTTTGTATGGGTCATACTTATCACCAAGTGTAAGACTTTGTGCATCATATTCTGCTTGAGTAAATCCAATAAATTCACCAGGATTACGTTTGTTTTCAAAACGAGCACCATATACTGTTCCGGCAACAGGTTTCAGTAAAACTTTTTGTGGTACTAACTTACGAGTGTCATCAGTTCTTGTCTTAATAACAAATCCGTTGATAGGATCTCTTGCATTCTCAAGATACTTAGGAATGACATAACGTAGTTTGTATGTTCTGTCATCAGCACCGCGATCATCTTCCAAACGTGTGAACCACATATCAGTGGATCTTGGACGGTCAGAGTAATCAGACTGCTGCATTCTCCAGAAAATATTTTCTTCTCTGATGTTCTGTGCAATAGAAGAAGAACCTTCATCAACACAACGTACAAACCACTTACCAGTTGTTGTAATACCGTTAGAGAATGCAGGATCATATGCAAATGGTGCTCTTCTCTTGTTAGAGAATACTTGGAAAGTTTGTGTTTGACCAGATGTAAATGTAATTGGGTTTACATTATTGATAGCATCAGCATGAGTTTTGTGAATTGTAATTACAGAATCATTCTGATAACGTGCATAAAATTCTTTGTTTGGATCAATTCTACCAAAATTTGCATCCTGAGAATTTTGTATTGCAACATCAGCATCTGATGCATATGTTGTAGAAACCAACGGAATTCTACCGCCATCAAGATCTCTAAAGAATACTTTCTGCGGTGTTACAGAAGCAAATGGGGTATCAAAGATGTGTGATACATCTGTTTGAATACCAGCATTAATAGAATTAGTTAACTTAGTTTTGTAGTTGTGTAGATCATACTTCTCATCGAGAATAAACTGATAGATATCAATCTCAACATTAGCATCGATAGACTCAGACTCAGAAGCATAGATGTAAATACCTGCTGCAGCATTCTCTCTTGAGGTTGCGAGCATTAGTTTTGTTTGATCACTACCATTAAAGAATGTAGTGGTGCTGTAATCTTCTGGTTGTGTTCTTCTACCAGGAGAAATTACATAGTATGTTCTGTTAGTTTCAAATCCATTAGGTAGTCTAACAAGACGCTTATCAACATCAACGTATTGACCTTTAGCAACATCAAAACGAGGACGTGGAACCAATCTTACTGGTGTTCCTGTCTCAAAGTCGTGTGGATTAGAAGCACCAACACCAGAAGTGTTGATTGTAAATACAGTTGCTCTAGAAGCAAAGGCACTAATGCTTGCTGTCTGTTCTTGTCTATCAACAGATCCAACACCACTATTGATAATAGTTGTGATATTTCCAATTAAAGTTCCAATTGCATCTGCAGTTCCTGCACATTCTCTCTGAGTAGGAGAGGTCAAAGTATCCTGAAGAACGTTTGGATCAGTCTTAGGCAAAGTATCTGCCCACTGACCATTAGGTAAGACAAAGTATAGATCTATAGAACCACTTGTTTGATTTGCATTAATTGTATTTCCAGTATCAAATCTAGAATTAACAACACCAAGTTCAATTTGAGTGCTACTTACAATTCTCTTAACAAATGTATCTTGGGGAATAGTATTATAATCTGGAGTAGCTCCAGATTGGAGAAGACCATCAACATATGCAGGAGCAGTAGGATTAGTATTATCATACGCACCAACAGTCATACCGATTAGAATACCACGAGTATCGTTAATGTTAACGATCGCAGAACCAGCAGTTGTAGAGCAATTGAATGCAAGAACATCGAAGTTTCTCATGGCAGCAGTTGCCATCTGTCCGACATAGTTCCATGCATCGATGGTCTCTGTCTTCTCGCCGTCGATATACTCTAGTTGATTGCCAACATAGTATGCTTCACCTGCCTGGACAGAGTTGATATTACCACCAAGTCTAAGGTCGGATACAACAGCGTCAACAATATAAGATACATCACGGAAACACTTAGATACTGATGCATCAGTAGTGAATGAACCACGATTAAGAACCGGCAGTTCAGATAGACTTGCTAATGTAATTGCATCGTTTGCAATATCAAACAAAGTTTCAATAGTAGAACGCACGTTAGCACAATCCCACTCACCATTGTTTAGAGTTGGCAATATACCTGTGTTTATATTTCCTGTAGTAACAGCATCACATACAATACTAATCAGTGTATTGATAGTAGAAACAACGTCAGAACAATTACCTGCTTGATATCCTTGGTTTACACCATTTTGAATCAGGTTTTGTGGTTGTACAGGAGCAGTTCTTGTGATACCACTGATACTACCAACACCACCACTATCGGTTCCAATTGCTTGGATAATAGTGTCTAGATTAGATTGAGTTGCACTGATAACAGATACACATGTAGGAGAATCCCAGTCAGTAGTAACAGTGTTGTCAACATACTGAATTCTAGAATTACCAGCACTACTATTGATTACCTCATTTCTAATGATAGAAGGAACAAGATTCTTAATTTGTGTAAAGACTTCTGCTGCTTCAGTACGCTCAGGATCAATAAAGGTTGCTGCAGAAATACCATAGTGAATGCAATCTGCAGCTGCAGATACAAATGTATGTGCTGATTGTGGGAGATGCTTAACAGCGTCTGCAGCAGCAGTGATGAATGTATGTGCTACACCAGCAGCAGATCCTGCACCACCAACGTTAACAGTGATTGTGGTGGCACTGACAGCAGTGATAGCAATAGACTTACCTGCCCAAGGATCTTGACCAGGACGTGGATAAGTTTTTTGCTCTACATTACCATCTTGATCACATGTAAAGGTTAATGAATTGTCTGCAAGAACAATACCCTCAGTAGCACTCAACGTATGAGCACCAATGGTGATTTCCATATCACCTGTCGTGGAGTTGTATACTGCGTTAGTTGGAGTCCAGAACTGGTTTGCTTGAGATGCGCCAACATTAACTGTAATGGTTGATGCATCAACTGCAGTAATCTGCATCCACTGACCAGCATAAGGATCGTCAGCACTTGGTGATGCATGTTGTGTCTGGTTGCCATCCATAGAACATGTAAAGACGACACCATTAGTATCAACTTTAATGTATCCACCCTGTGCCATATCATGACCAGGAATAGTGAATACAGACAGTCCAGTTGCTGGATCATATGATACAGTTGTAGGAGTAAAATCCTTTCTTCTCTTACTAGGACCAAAGTAAGGCATTACATTGGTAGTGTAAATCTCTGCAGAATCATAAGTTTTAGCGTTTCCACCAAACTTAACGTCATACATGACTTCTTCTAAGATACTGTAAACATCATCTAGACAGTCTTGCTTAGTGTTTGTTGCTTGAGGAACGTATCCAGGATATGCTGCTTGCATACGAAGATATGCTTCTTCTGCAATATATTCCTTGTTCTTAAGAACAAGGTTGTATGCATCTGCATTCATATCAGATACAATTGCAGGATCACCAGTAGTATCAAGAGTGATAGTCTGGTCCCAATAGTATAGTTGGTT